AGCTTTAGATGGTATTGACTCACCAGCTAGAAAAATACTAAAAGGATATTTTGTTAAAACAGAATTAGGCAGGGAATATAAGTTATACGAACAATTAGCTAAACATACCACAGTATCTGAAGCAAAAGCTAATTTAATTTTAAATTCACTATTAGAAGCTTCTTTAAATTTAAATAGAAGTGCTTTAAAAAGACAAAAATACAATTTAATTAGTGAAATTAAAAAACATTATGATTTAACTAAATTTTTTAAACATAAACTTCCAAACTATAAAACACAAGCTGCTTTTTATATGCTAACTGAAATTAAAGCAAATAAAGAGTTTTCTAATCCTGATTTAGAAATAAATAATAAACTCACTATCCTAGAACATTTATCTGAAAAACCTGTAATTAAAGAACAAAAAGAAACTGTAGTAGATGAATTTCAAAAATACGATAAAACCTTAAGAACACTAACTTATAGAGTACTACTTGAAAAATTTAATGACAAGTATGATACATTACTAGAAGAACAAAAGGACATTCTTAAAGAACTTATTACATCAATAGATAACACACCTAGATTAAAAGAATTTTACAATTCTAAGGTAAATGAAATTAAAGAATCTTTAACTGAGCTTAATTCTAAAGTAACAGATAAAGTTACTAAAATCAAAATAGAAGAAGTAATTAAAATGCTTCCTACACTAGATAAAACAGCTAAAGTTAAAGATGATGATTTAACTAACTTGCTACAATATTACGATTTAATACAAGAAGTAAAAAATGTACAGGTTCAAGCTTAAAGAAATAGAAGTAGGTGATACTGAAATCAGAGGAGGTAAAAAATCAACTGTTTCAGCTATAGATGATGCTACAGGCAGAATCGAATGGGACATAGTAGATGCAGCTGATTTTTCATCAGTATATAAAGCACTATCAAAAGCAAACGATTTTTTAAGTGATTTAGAAAAAGAAGGTAAAGCTAAAGACGATGTAGTAATAGACGGATTTGCGAAAGACATAGCCAAATTATTCAATGCATTCAGAACACACGTTAGAAAAGCATATCCAAAAGAATACGAACGTGTATCAAGATTAAAAGAAGATTTAGAAATTGATGTAGAATTAAGACCTACTAAAGAAAAATTAAAAGTAACAATTCCTGGAGATTTTGATGATAATGAAGGAGAATATGCTGTAACAAAAGAATTAAAATCTCAAAATAAAGAATATAAAGACTTTAGAATAAAAGATATTAAGTTAAAAGAAGAAGAAGTTGAAGAAGGCGAAGGTATAGGGTATTTAACACCAAACGCATTTGGTAAAAAGAAAAAAAATGTTTATACTAGCCAATACGGATACAAATTAGTCCCTAAAAAGATTAAAGGATCAGGATTAGAAGTAAAACAATTATTTGAAACATCAGACCGCAATGAATTTCAAGGTAAAAGAATTGCGGCATTTAAAGAAATAGAAGAAAGATTAAACAGAATATATCCTCTTTTGAACAATGCAAAAGATGAAACAGCAAAATACTACAATGAGAATCCAGGTTCATATGCAGTAGTTTATTCAACAGACTACATATTTGAATTACTAGATGAAATTGAAGCAAAATTAAATATATAAAAATGAGAACATTAACCGAACAATACAGATCAGTAAAAGAAGGTAAAGGCCCAAAAGATGTTTTTCTTAAAGAAGCAAAACGTCAATTTCCTAATCTAGTAACAAATAAAGCTACATTTAAAGAGGCATCTACAATACTGAAACAAAAGGGCATTATTTCAGAAAACTATGTTGATTTAAAACCAATCAATAATGTGATTGAAAGAAAAAAAGAAGGATTTGAAAATGCATTTGCAAACTTTTTAGCTGAGGCAGAAGCAAAAGCTGAAGAAAAAAAGGTATCTAAAAAAGTAGAAGAAACTGAAGAGCATAACTACGATTATGAAAATAAAAAAGATCCTAATAACATGATTTTTGGTCAAATTCAAATGGGATACTATTATGAAATGAAGCAAGAAAAAAATGCTGATAAAACTATAGACGAAATTAAAGATATAGTATTTAAAAATCTAGCTAAAGACCCGATTTATTATACTAAAAACGGACAATTTGGTGTTGAAGTAGGATACACTGATGATAATGTATCTTTAGGTGTTCCTGAAGAACCAAAAGGTGAGTACAAATCATCAGGATACGGTAAGCTAAAAGAAAATAAAGAACCAGTTAACGAAATAGCAATAGCAGGTGGTTTAGTAACAGGTGGAGGATTTACATCTCAAAACTATATGGATTTTTATGGGTTAGGTGAGGCGATTGATGATACTAAAGTAAAAGGTGTTGATGATGCTTTAGATTCTATTGAAGGTAAAGTAGATTCTATAACAACAAAATCTGCAAATATGTTTGAAGATGAAGCTTCATTAGAAGCTATGGCTTCAATAGATGACATAGTAACTAAAGCAGAAGAAATGGCTAGAGGAATGGAAAAAAGAGGAGATAAAGTTAACATAGACATGATAGTAGATAAAGCACTTTCTGAATTAAGAACCGATATTAAAAATGCATTAGAGGCTAGTTTAAATTTAGATACATCAGATAGATAATATGAAACAAGTACTTATAGAAACACAGTTATTCAAACCATCCAAAGGTTTACTATCAGAAGGTAAAATGTCTGAAAGAGGTAATCCTCTAGTAGAAGGCATACTAGCAACTTGTGAAGTTGAAAACGGTAATGGTAGATACTACTCTAAAGACCTATGGGAAAGAGAAATAGATAAGTACATGCAATTAATTCAAGAAAACAGAGCAACAGGAGAACTAGATCACCCTGAATCTCAAGTAATTAACTTAAAAAACGTTTCACATAATATTAAAGACATAAACTGGGATGGTAAAAACATAATGGGTACAATAGAAATATTACCTACACCATCAGGAAACATATTAAAAGCACTAATAGACAGTGGTATCACAGTAGGTGTATCATCCAGAGGAATGGGTTCACTAGAACAAAAAGGTGAGCTAATGGAAGTACAAGATGATTTTGAATTATTATGTTGGGATTTTGTTTCAACACCATCCAATCCAGGTTCATTCATGGCACTAAAAGAAGGTAAAGAAAATAACATCAACCAATATGCAAAAGCCAACAGTATAGTAACAGAAATACTATGTGCAAACGGTAATTGCCCAATATTTTAATTATGAAAGATTTTGATTTAAAAAAATATTTAGCTGAAGGTAAGCTATTAAAAGAAGATCAAGCTTCTGATTTAATAAATGATGGAGTAGTATTGTATGTTTCAGATGATTCTAAATTAGCACCTGGGTTTGTTGAACCTAAAAATATAGGGTTTATAGTATATGATACATCTGTAAAGATAATTCAAAGTCCACTTTGGATGTTAAAAGGTACTTTAGCTAAAAATCAAAAAGTAATAGATATATTCAATGATAACTACCCTAATACAGACTCAAATTATGTTGCAACATTTTTTACAAATCCTAAAAATTGGAAAGCTATTAATAGTGAAGATGAATTAAACAGTTTTATGTCAAAATATAGTAAAGTATACTTAATTAATCATAACGGTGATTCATCAAAATTAAAATAAAATGGATAATTTCGATTTAAGAAAATATTTAGCTGAAAACAAGCTATTAAAAGAAAATATGCAAGATGCAGATTTACTAGCAAAACTAGCTACTGATATATTAGATGAATTTCGTGTATATGCTGAAAGTGAAGATTTAATTCAATATTTAAATAAATCAATGGATTATCTAGAAAGAATCCCATCAAATGATGATGTATACAGCGCAATACAAGCTGTTGCTGATGGTTTAAACCCATACACAGGTGAAGAATTTGACTATACAGTAGATGAAATGCAGTCTGAATTAGAAAGACTTATAGCTTAAAACTGCGACCTTCAAGACTCCCAATATACGTATAACCGTAAAATATGCTATCCCATATAGCATTGACATAATATAAATTCTATTACGTTTCCAAATAAACGTATTTCCCAAACAATTAAATTTTAGGATAATGGCAAAAAGAGACATTCTCAAAGAAGCTATCGCTGACGCCAAAACCGTAAAAGAAACCGCTATCGCAAATGCTAAGGCAGCACTTGAAGAAGCTTTTACTCCTCGACTTAAAGAAATGCTAGCTACAAAGTTAGAAGAAATGGATTTAGAAGAAGAGAAAGAAGACATGAAAGAAATGTCTAAAAAAGAAAAAGCAGAAGGTGATAATCGTAAAGATGATAAAATCGAAAAAGAAACAGAGGACATGAGAGAATCTGAAAACATAGACGAAGAAATCAATCTAGACGAAATCTTAGCAGAAATCGAATTGGATGAAAAAAAAGAGGAAGTTAAAGAAGAATCTATAGACGAAGACGAGAGAACAGATGCCGAAGAAGAAGGCTATCTCGACGGAGAAAAAGATGCTGACGAAGACAAGGACGAAGAAGAAATCGACCTTGAAGACATGTCAGATGACGACCTTAAAAAATTCATTGAAGACGTAATTGCAGATATGGTTGCTTCAGGCGATTTGGAAGCAGGCGAAAATTTCGAAGAGGAAGACGAAGACGAAATGGAAATAGTAGACGACACAGAAGTAGACGTTGAAGTTTCCGAAGAAATGAAAGACAAAGAAGTCAAAGAAACTGAATTAGACGAAGCAAAAGCTGAAGATAGTTTAGAAGAAGCTAAAAAAGAAGAAGAAGTAAAAGAAGCTAAAAAAGACGAAGAGTTAAAAGAAGCTTACGATACTATTGAATCTTTAAGATCTGATTTAAATGAAGTTAACTTGCTTAATGCAAAATTACTTTATACAAATAAAATCTTTAAAGCAAAAACTCTGACAGAAAGTCAAAAAGTTAAAGTATTAGGTGCTTTTGATAAAGCAGGTACTGTTAAAGAATCAAAATTGGTATATGAAACTTTAAACGAAGGTTTAAAGACTAAAAAATCACCAATTAAAGAATCTTTAGGTACAGCATCAAAAGTTACTGGAAATGTTAACGCTAAAAAACCAATTATTGAAACTGACCCAATGGTGGCAAGGTTCCAAAAGTTGGCAGGTTTAAAATAAATTAAAAAATAAAAAAAACAAAAAAATGAGTCAATTAAATTCACTTTTAGAAAGCTCTGCTGCTGGTTGGAAATCAGTACAGAGTGACGCTGCTAAATTAGCAGGCAAGTGGGAAAAAACAGGACTTTTAGAAGGATTCAACAATGAAGTTCATAAGAACAACATGAGTATGATCCTTGAGAATCAAGCAAAACAATTAGTTGTTGAACAATCATCTACTAACCAAGGTGGTGCTACATTTACTGCAGGGCAAGGTGCTCAGTGGGCTGGTGTTGCTCTTCCATTAGTAAGAAAAGTGTTCGGACAAATTGCTGCTAAAGAATTCTTAAGCGTTCAACCAATGAATCTTCCTTCAGGTCTAGTATTTTTCCTAGATTTTCAATATGGACAAGATAAAGAAATGAATTTTGGTCCTGCTGGAGATGTTTATCAAGGTTCTTCATCACTTTATGGTGATACTAACCCAGGTGCTAGTGCAGATCCTTCAAAAGGTCTTTACGGTGCTGGAAGATTTGCTTATTCAATTAACCAATTCTCAGCTTCAGTTCAAGTAACTAACCCAACAACTACATGGTCAGATGTTGATTATGATGCAGAATTATCTGCTTCTGTTTCTGCTGGAACTTTAACAACAGTTAAAATAGCAGCTTCAGAAACTTCAGCTTTAAGAGTAGATTATAAATTTCTTTTTCCT